TACTGCCTTAGGTCTACAAGAGGGGTACGGACGAGTAGTTTTCTTAGGGCCTACTTTTTTTGTAGACTTACGACCACAAGGCTTACCTGTTTTAACGTCTACCCATTCTTCGTCAAACCATTTGGTTAAGCCTTTCTTGGGACGTTTAGCACCCCCTGTAGAAACCTTTCTAGGCATAAGTACCTCCACGTTTCTTGTACTCACGGGTTAACCACGCTGAACCATAAGCAGAAGGCCATACGTCAAACTTACGTTTAGCCTCTGCTTTAACTCTAGCGTACAACGCTTTGTTCTTAGGCGTAGGCCCTGACTTCTTAGGCTTTGCTTTTGCTTTAGCCATGTTACTTACCCTTTGGCTTCTTTACTTTCTTCTTTTTACCGCCGTACGCATTTCCGTATCCCATATTACTCTCCTTACTTTTTACCTTTGTGGACTTTCTGAACTTCAAAGTTAGCTGCTTTAGAAGCTCCTTTGTGTGGCTTGTAGCCATCTGCAGGGTCTTTCATCAGCTTGTAGTTGCTGCCGCTTTTCATCCAGTGATGGCCTTTGGGTGCGCTTACTTTCATACAATCACCATTTTTTACATGACCAGTATCTAGCTGTTAGTTTACTGGGTGGGCTTGTGTCACACTTGTGACGTGCTCTGAACGACTTACGACGTGCAGGTTGGTCCTTCTTAATGCTCATGTTTTGATCGCCAAAACGTATGGTCTTTACTGTGTCGCCTTCCTTGGCAACGACTACAAACTTTTTAGTTTTGTGGCTAGGCGTTCGCTTTGGCTTGTTGTATCCGCTTACTCCCGCCCGTGCTAGCCTTGGGTCTGCTTTCTTTGACATTAGATAACTCCTCCACCTTGGCTTCCAGTTCTGTTATTCGTTGGAATGTTCCTTGGAACTCCCGGTTGACTCGTTGGAGCAGGGCTTTCAGTTCGTGGTCTGTCAACATTAGTTTTACCTTCTATTTGCTTTTCTTTAAGGAGAGTATCAGCAACCTTCATACGTCGCTCAAACTCTTTATCTTCCGCGTCACCTTCTTTAAGGTTTCGAGTAATAGCGTTAATTTTATCAATTTCTAATTCTTGAGGTACTGCCTGAGCTTCTGCAGCCAACTTAGCAGCCCGTGCTTGTGACTCTTGAGCCTGAGCAGACAATGCTTGAGTCTGTGACTGCTGGAACTGCATTTGTAGTTGTTGTACTTGTTGTTGCATTTGTTGTGCTTGTGGGTTAGGTTGTGAAGCTTTAGACAAGGCTGCTACTAGTTCTTCACGGTTAGACAGGTTCATGTTGTCAACCACTGATTGTATTAATGTGTTATACAACGGTGAGTCTTTGCCCATAGTCTGAAGCAATTGAACCAGCTGAGTTACTTCGTACTCTCTTGCAATAATACCCAAAGTACTACTAGCGTTAAATTTATAATCAGCAACGGGGTAATTTTCAGGGTCAAATTGCATATACCTATAGGCTGCTTTCTTAACAAAAGGAATCAAGAAAGATTGTTGGAAGTTAATCAGGGTGCGTTTATGACGTTTAATAATAGCGCCAAGAGACATACTAATGCCAGCGGCAGTACTCTCGCCGTTAACCTGACCTGCAATTCCTGCTGAGTCAACGGCTCCTGTTGCTTGTTGTACCATCTGCTGCAAGGCTCCGGCCTGAGCAAAAGTAATTTGACCCACTTGACCAAAGTTGAAAGGCTGTAGTACTTCACGAGGGTCTCCATTAGTTAGTATCATCTTACCGGGGCGCACCTCAGGTTTAGCACCTCGTGGTAAGCGTGTAGCGTCAATAGCAAGCATTGGGTGTATCGTAAGGCTTAACGCATCAATACGAGCACGTAACTCAGTGTCAAGAGCTTTTTGACTGTTGTAGCCTTTTTCACATACGCCACGACCCCAGAAGCGTCCGGGTACTACGTCCCAAGGAAATGCAACAATAGGACGATCTTCCATCATGTAAGGGTTAGCTTCAGCTTTAAGTAGTATACCGCCGTTAGCGATTACTACAACGGCTTCTACGTACTTTGACTCAGACTCCTTTTCTGGTGTCTCTTCTTCGTCCTCGTCCCGCATAGCGGCATCTAGAAGCTCTCGTGGCACTAAACCATAGTACTTAGTCAGTCTAACCTTGTCGTCGTTGTAGATTGTAATGTCTTGGTCAGGCTCTAAGTCCGTATCTGGTGCTGCAGAACCTACGTACACGTCACGATAAACACCCTGCTCTTGTAGAAGCTCCACTTGATGTTTACTAACAAACTCGTCTACAGCTACACCCATAGCGTCTTCTACAGACGTTGCTACAGGGTCAATTAGGAAGTTCTGAGGTAGTACAGGCTTAAGCTTTACTTTAACACGGTCGGTAATGTTTACACCAACAGCTTGTAAGTCACCGCCCATAACAGGCTGAGTTGCAGGAGCCATCTCTTTCATTTCTTCGATGATTATTTCACCAACGCCTGTACCAAAGACTGCTGAGTTAATCAAACACTCTGCAACGGCCTTACGTACCATACAGTCTTCAAAGTCTTCCGTAAGCTTGTTACGTAAATACTGAACGTCTTGCGGCTGAGTGTCACCAAAGTTGTCACTAACGTCAAACCACTTGCCACGACCAAACGTAGCCTCTTCTAGTTCCGCTACATTAGACTCAACTGCCTGTTGAAGTGCAGGAGAAATAATACGGGAGCGCTCAGACTTACGGTCACTGTCAGCAGGATCCCATATACCACGCCATAATCTATAATATTCTTCAAATCTTGCTTCATAATTGCTTTCGTAATAATCCCTCCAGTCTTCACACTTAGTTATAACCCAGTCTTCAATTGTTTCTTCAATCATCAGTGGGTCTTGTTCATATAAATCAGTCATATTAGTATCCCGCTACTACGTCTAAGATTTCGTGGTCTTCGATTTCATAATCGTAGTCGTAAGCCACATTAGCTAATTGGTCGATGTACGCCAAGGCGTCAATCAAGTCGTCATGGGTCAATGGATCAGGGAACTGAAATAGTTGGTCAAGAAATCTACTGTTCCACTCGCCTCTGTTTAGCGTAATGTAGCCGTTTTCAAACCGTCCTTGTAACGCCCACATAACCCTGTCAGTTTTCTTTCTGTTACCGTGTGTAAGCTCTTCTACTCTAAAGAACGTACCGTACTTCTTTTGTAGGTCCGTAAGAGGGGACATTACAGCCTGTTTAGCAATGCCTCTTTCGATACCAACTGATACGGGACGATAGTCTCTAACGGCCTGAAATATTTTGGTTGCCGTTTCGTTAAGGCTCCAGCGTCCGTAGATAATATTATCAACAAACCAACCGTGCTCACTGACTTTAACGACAGCGATGGCTGTTTCGTCAAGCTTACTGTTTTTAGTCCGTTTCTTGTTGACTTCTTCAAAACCCGCCAAGTCAACTGCAATGTAGTAGTCCCCTATTTCTGGTTCGTCTTCGCTGAACTTAACCCAGTCTTCCTTAAACATTTCTGACCCACGAGCTTCAAACGACGCCATAAATTCCTGACGAAACGCATAAGACGACATAGACCTTTTCGCAATGTTGATTTCGTCCGGGTCCAAGATAGGGTTATCATAAGACGTAAAGTGCCAAGCTTTGTACGTAGGGTCATTATCTAACTCCGCATATTTGTACAATTCATAAAAGTGGTTGCGACCCATTGGTGTCCCAATAAACATTGCACAGCCTTTTTGGTCAGCCAAAGCAGGTCTCAGGATCTGCTCAAATACTTCCGGTTTCATGTCGGCGTATTCGTCCATTACCAAGAACTTAAGTGACACACCTCGCATTGTTTCAGGTCTGTCGGCACCTTTGAGGCTGATGGTTGCTCCGTTGACCAGCTTGATTTGCAAATTATTAATGTGACTACCAGCAATAACAGGGTGTCCCAATTCCATGAGCGTTTGCCACATAATGTCTCTGGCTTGTCCCTGAGTAGGTGCGACGTAAAATACATGGCCTCTGTCTGCCTGAAGTGCGTTTACTATTAACATCCACGCTGCTAACCTAGACTTACCTGTACGGCGGCCAGCAGCTACTATTTTAAATCGTGTGTCGTCTGCCCAGACATCCTGTTGCCAAGGCAGTAGTTCAATATTAAGGTCTGTCAAAAGTTTAACCTTGGTGTTGCTGGTATCAAATCAAACGAAATAATACTGACAAACGTAGACCCTGCTTCTGGCGTAAGTGTAATGGTGTCCCCTTCTTTTGCTACCAAGAATTCACCATGCTGTCCACCAAACTCTAGAAAGTCGTCAGCGTTTACATTCTTACCCGCTATAAAGTCTATGTCTACACCACCATGAACCCATTTAGCACTAATGCTTTTGTTAGAGCCGGTGTTAGATATAAACAAGTAGGTTACAATAGCGTCATAGCCAGAAGGAACCGCTAAGACATGATTAGCAGAGCCTGCTGTTAGTGCATCACCGTGTGAAAACTTCATATTAGTAAACCCACAGATGTGAAAACTTCATATTAGTAAACCCACATTACAGGAGTAGTACCACGGGTGTCTACATGAATAAAATCAGAAGCGACACCTACACCAGTAAACCCTAAACGAATAGCCTCAGTTACCAGTTTAAGGCGAAACACGGCGTTTGTTATTTTTATATCCGCCGCGATTCCCTGCGCGTGACAGCCGGGTACTTCTTTTTTAGCCTCTATTGGATGCTCAGTCGGGTGTCTGAACCCACTGGTTATTACAAAAGGAAACCCGCACGCGTCTCTTAACTGGTCCATCTTTTCTAGGAAGTCTTTCTCCATGTTATTGTGACCAGTAACTTGACAATTAAACTCTGAAGGATCAAAATGC